CTTGCCAGTAACACCATCAAACCGCGCAATAGCGTTGTCAGTCGATGATGCTGGCCCTGTGACATCTCCACCGGCATTTGTCGTCCATGTAGGCACTCCTGCGCCAGCACTGGTCAATACTTGACCGGCAGTACCAGCCGCAGTAAATCCATACGCAGTACCTGTACCATACGCCACAGCGCCAGCGGTAGGAATTGTTGTTGCGTTTGTCCCGCCGTTGGCAATAGGTAAAATTCCACTTACATGGGTTGTAAGACCAATTTTTCCCCATGATGGCGCTGTGCTTATACCGCCAGAAATTAATGCATTACCAGTTGCTACATCAGGCAATTTAGCTAATGTTGTTGTTGTATCGGCATATAACAAATCACCTATTGCGTAAAATGATTGACCTGTACCGCCATTTACAGCAATCAATGTGCCAGCCAAAGTAACTACGCCTGTGGTAGCCGTTGCTGGAGTTAATCCAGTTGTACCGCCCGACCAAGACAAAACACCAGTATTTGCAACCGTGATTGTCCCTGACCCATTGGTAACAGAAATGCCAGCACCTGTGCCAAGTGTGTTTAGGGTATAACCTGTTCCATTACCAATTAACAATTGACCATTGGTGGGGATGGTGGTTAACCCTGTACCGCCCGAGGTAACCGCCAAAGCACTTCCAATATTTACCGTAATAAAATTTGGACTCATTAGCCACAACAGCCAAGCCTCAGTCGGTCTACCCGTGGTCGGCTCAAGAAACGCCGAATACGGAATGTTAATGTTGGTGTTTGGCATGGTTGCCATTAATTTTCCCCTGCGCTTGCTTTCAACTCAGCGGAAACTATGACAGCTTTAACGGGATCGCTAACCACCACTTCAAAAATTCTGTCCCTTGCGTAGCCTAAACGCCTCCAAAGCGCACGGTTGGCATACTGACCAATCTTGCCAATGGTTACCCAATGCTCATTTGACCAAGTAGAGCCGCCGTCATTTGACCAGCGCAACATAGCCTGTGGGTCATCGCCTTGACCTGTACTGAGACCCACGCCTGGCTGGAACTGTATTTGAAATGATTCAAAGTATTGTCTTTGCAAATCAGTAGTTATATGAGGCGCTCGGCGCATACGGCGAATTGTTGCGCCGTCTTCTGTATATACCTCGTTTTGAATGGTATACAACTTGCCATTTTCATAGTCACCAACAATGTATTCATTGTTAAAGTAACACCCGCAATTTGAACGATGGCGCTTATACACAGCAAGGTCAGAATCCCAAGCCAGCCATTTATGCCATTGCTGGGTTGACCCATCGTAAACCCAAGTCAGGCCATATTCACCAACTGAAGGGAAAGTCACCACATACATTTCGTGACCCTCAATCTGGTAGGTATAAGCCACCGCATCGCTGGTTACTTCATTCATCAAAGACTGCTCTACCGCATGGGTAGAAAACTTCTTGTATTCGTAATTAACCATTGCTTCAATGGTTGAGTCGCCTCGGGTATCCTTGCAAACAGCGGCAAAGGAAGTTCCAAAACGTGCCACAGAAAATGCAGCACCAACACCAGATTGCACGGTCGTGCCAGGCACTCGAGCAAATGGGAAAGTCGTAATTCCCGTAATCGTATTGCCTACATCTGTCCAAACCTCGGTGGTTACATCCTTAAGCACATAGACTTGTCTACGGTCAACAATAAGGCTCACAATGTTGTCAGGAAAGCCGTTAGCTGACCCGTACAAGGCTAGGCTAGATGAACTTGAACTTAAGTCAGTACAAGCCCAATTAAACGTATTTGGCTGGTTATATATGTTGTATCCATCTACAGAATCAACCACCGTAGCGCCTTGCCACGGGCCATCTGTACTTGCCAATGTTGCAAACGTGTTGCTGGATTCAATCCATGTGTACCGATTTACGCCGTCCACAATGTAAGCAGTCATGCCGTTATTGGTGACGTTATCGGAAATAGAAACTTGGCCTGTGCTGGTGGCTAAAGTGCCAATTTGGGTAACTGTGTAACTGGCATCCACCTTGTAAACCAGATTACCAGCCACAGCAATAAAGTAATTTTCATTTGACAAAGTGTGCAAGCCCCGCACCTCTGCCGCCAAAAGCTGTGCCACTTTTACAAGCCCTGGCGTTGGATACATTGCCACCACCCCTCTTGCGCCCTGCTGCTTGGTAGGGTCAATCTCGGAAAAGAAGTTAATGCACTCTTGTGCATCTTGGTAGATGGATGGCGCTTCATAGGAAGCCCCGACAAAACCAAAATCAGGCATTATCTAAATCCTCCATCCATGATGAAGCCAGCATCCTTGGCCTTACCCATCATCAGCGCATCTGGATAACGTGAAACTTGCGGTGGGCGCATATTGGTGCGCTTGATCGTAGCCTTTGCCTGTGCTGCATAGCTGGTAATCAAAGCAATTTGCGTCTGGCTAGATTTTCCATACATTGGCATCAAACGTTCAGCAAGACACCACCGTAAAGCCATGTTGTAGCCTTGTGGCAAGGTAATTGTGTCGCTGATGGTTTGATATTCCCTAAAAATGGTTTGCGTGAACAAATGCAATTCACCTTGTGAGGGGTTGGGAAACACATACACCGTGCCAAGGGTTTCGGCAGGCATATAGTAGATCATCTTTGCCCAAGGGCCATTTAGCTGTTTGATGCCAAGAGATTCGTATTCCTCAAGGCTTAGAATAGCCACAGGATAGTCCAAATACCCGCCAGCAACACTAGACCCGCCTTGCATTGTGGCAACCCGCACAAAAGCCGATTCAATGGTTAAAGGGCGCTCGTAATAGGCACTGACAGTTGTGCTGGCTACCGTCTGGAACTTGCTAACCGTGTATGTTCCCGCCTCAAGTACGTTACCGCCTGCACCAGTGCCAAAGCCCACAATAGTTGTTCCAGCGGTAATGCCTGTTCCCGATAAGGTCATGCCCATTGTGATGCCGCCACTGGTAATAGCTGTGACGGTTAAAACGTTGCCAGCAATTGATCCCGTAAAAGATGCCCCAACAGAACCGCCTGGCCCTAACGTGTATTGAACAGTATTTTGCACAGTTGGAAAAATCAACTCTGTCCGATAGAAAACCATCATGTTTTCATTCGACCATTGTGCAATCATGTCGTTAAGCATATCCAGACCGTCTTGCGCTTCATCAGCCGTTGGTACTTCACCAGCAGCAATAGCGCCAATGTCTTTCATGGCTCGGGTGATAATGTCAATCGGTTGTGTCATTTCAAATCCTTATGTTGGCGCTTGCGCTTCTTGTGTAGCTTGATACGCCGCAATTACTTCAGCCGTATGCACCGCAGCGCACATGGCTTGGACATTTTAATGCGGTCAATAATGATTTGTTTTTCAAGCATGGCTTACCTTAATCTGGCAACTTGGGCCAAGTCACAAGGTCAACAGACTCTAAGTTGTTAAACATATCTCTCAAAGACTTTCTATACAAACGCCACTCTTCTTTTTTCTCTATAGATAAGGGCGAATCCGCACCTTGAGTCCAATCAGTTACAAATAACAGTCGGTTTCTCTCAGCTTTTACTGCAAGCCAAGGATTTTCTACGTTGAGTTCTTCTTCCATGATTTTTCCTTAAACTATACGAATAGCGCCACGAACTGTTATGGCGGCTGATGTGTTAAATCCTGATAAGGTTACTCTTAAAAACCCACCATTATCCGCAGCAACCACTGTTTGCACATTAGCGTCATTGCGAGTTACAACTGTTCCAGAAATCCAACCAAGGTTTACATACGTTGAAACAGAATCGGTAACTGTAAAGTCAAATCGAATCCCATTGTCATTTGCTGTGTATTTAATTTTTGTTTCAATTATTGCTGAACCCAAAGTGGTGGTTCTATCAACGGTGCAAAAAGGCACACCGCCAACTGTTGATGTACTTGCTAAACCCGAATTTCCTCGGTAAGCCCTAGCAATCTTTTCAGTGTCCCCTAGAGTAAGTTCGGACAACAATGCACCTTCGCTTTGTGGGCCTGACGCATCGTTGTAGGTTGACCTACGTCTACGCACACGACAACTACCATTTACAGTCCAACCCGTAGGCAATGTACTAGCAGAATACCCACTTGAAAAATTGCTAGTAACATTTGGCAACCAAACATCACAGGAATTTAAAGTATTTGTCAATGTAACCGTACTGCCGCTAGTTAAATAATAATTGTTTTGCCCAAGTTCGCCAGAAGTCCAAGTTTCACCAAGAATACTTTGATCGGATTCAAACCAGCAGCCATCAATAGCCAAACCATTTTTTGCACTTCCATCTTCGATTGAAATATCAAGCACGTTACCTTCTAAATACCATCCATAAATTAGTAACCCATAAACAGCGCCAGTAATTCTTATTCCTTTGTTACAACCTTCCGCTACGTTGTTTAAAACTTCCATCCCAGCACAACCACCCGAAAATCTGAATCCTGTTCCACGGGCTAATGCAGTATTGTTGCCACGATATGCAGTGTTGCCTTGAATGTTCATTACATTGTTAAACGATTCAATGTAAAAACAAGCGTCTTCATCGTTGTTACCCGTACTAACACCACCACGGTGCATATTTTGCAAAATTGCTAAATAGAAACAACGTTTTGCCCAAAGCAATGTACGAACAGTAGAATTGGCTCTGTTATTTTGAATAACACAGCCTTCAAGCATATTGAAAACTTTTAAACCGTATTCGCAATCGGTAAAGTTAAAACCCTCGATAATTTGTTTTCTATGCAAATAGGTTTCGTTAAACTCCCAATTGGTTGTTCCAGCGGTTGAATAAGTTTGTGCGCCAGTTTCAAAAATTATTCCCGACCCCGACCCTGCACCTTTAATAGTTGCGCCAAATCCAGTGAGAGACAATCCAACGGTAGTTGGTATAAACACTTTTGTTGGTATATAGTATGTTCCCATAGGAAAAATAACTTGACTTCCAGCAGGCAAAGCGCCAGCCGCATCAAGTGCCAATCGAATTTTGCTAGATACATCAACTGAACCTGTGTTGCTTGTCACATCTGCAATTTCAGCCGCAGTCATGTAATCCAGCACGTTGATTGGCGCACCTTGCACCATTGAATAAGTTGCTTTAGTTAATGCCATGTTTTACCATCCTGCTAGGGTTATATACTTCTGACCATCATCACCGCAATCAACTAGAAATTCATCTTTTTGTTCTGCGGAATAGTTGCGGCATTTTACTTGCTTGAGTTCTTCGCCAACCAATTCAAGCCAAGATGCTTCAAGCGTATTGGATTGAATATCGTGGGTTACAGTAGCAAGATAACTCATGATGTGACTCCTTTCATAACGGCAAAATTGAACACGGGCTGTTCAACTGTTATACCGCCCGTTGTTGCGTAGGTTATCCGAAAACTACCCGCAGCGGTAGCCGTGACAAATATTTGATACAAATCAGTGCCTGACTTTTGGGTTACACGGACAACATCGGTAGCCGCCACGGTTGAGTTGGTAACTGTGAAACTTTGAAAGGTTGCAAGACCAGCAGCGGAAACAAGCGTGAT